TTATTAGAAAAACATAAGGAGAAAAAATAATATGTCATTCGGAGGAGGAGATCCAGGTGGAAATACTACCACTACAGTGTTACCCTACGCACCATCAGAACCAGCATTAAATCAGATTTTATCTGAAGCTGGAACTATTTATGGGCAAGGGCCAGCTGCAGCAGGTTATGTACCACCTTCACAACAAACTTTACAAGGTTTATCAGCACAAGAAACAATGGCTAATGCAGCCAATCAACAGATATTGAATACTATACAAGGTCAGTATACTAATCCTTTTTTATCTCCTTTGATTAGTCAAGCTGCAACAGATGTATATTCTAATGTTGCTGGACAATTCTCAGGAGCTGGTAGAACACCTACAAGTCCATTAGCTCAATCAACTGTTGTTGGACAAGTAGCAAACAAAGCATTACCATTAGCATTTCAACAATTAGAAAGAGAAAGAAATAGACAATTATCTACTGCACAAAGAGTTCCTAGCTTAACGTCAGTAGGTGCACAACTAGAAGATATACAAGCACAACAACAAATGGCACCACAAATGGCGTTGCAACAATACTATAATACAGTTGCACCTATTGGTTTTGGTATGCCAGTTAATACAACTAACATTCAAAGACCAGATCCTAATCCAATTACTTCAGCTGCTGGTGGAGCTATGTCAGGAGCTGCATTAGGTTCTATGTTTGGTATGCCAGGCATGGGAGCTGCAATTGGTGGTGGATTTGGATTATTAGGAGGACTATTATAATGAAACTTAAAGAACATATACCACATTTTATAGAGGAACATAAAAAAGCAATAGCAGTAGCTGTTGTTATTTTAGTAATAGCAATAATTATATAAGGATATAAATGCCAGGACATCATCCAGGAATGGGAGGATCTTCACATTCTTCTTCAGCAGGACCAGCAGGTGGAGCATCATCTGGTGGAAATTATGGTGGTAATACACATGGAGGTGGAGGTGGAGGTAATGGAGGTGGTGGACCACCTACAAGACATAGCCCACATACAGATTCAGGAACAGTAGTAGCTTCAAAAACAAAAGCTCAACGTGGATTAATAAGTTCAGATGATGAATATGATGAACCTGATAGAGATCATTATAACCAAACTCAAAAAGAAATAGCACAAAGAAACAGAGAACTAGCTAGATCTGGTCAATATGATACTTCAATGACGAAGGAAGAATATGATCAATTTAATGAAGATCTTAACAAATATTATGGAACTGAAAATGTTAAATATGAACCATATGGTAGAGCAGGTAAAGGTACTGTAAATCTTTCATTTAAAGAACATTGGGATAATATCGGTCAACAATCACCTGCTTTAAAGTTTTCTCCTACACTTAGATTTTTAGCAGCAGCTGGTAGAAATATAGGAGAATTTCTTACAACTGATTATGGTACTTATAAATATGCAGGTAAAGATTCTGGTGGATTATTAGGTAGTATTGGTTTAAGTGGAAATACTCTTACTCAAGCTCAAATAAATAGCGATGCAATGAAAGCTATAGCTCCAGAAGCTCCATATATGGTTTCAGGTATAACAAAACCAACAAACTCACCTGCAGCTAATTGGTATCAATCATTGGGTCAAACAAATACAAGTGGATTTACTTTTAGTTTTGCAAACGAACTTGCAGCAGCTAAAGCTAAACAAGCGAGTATATTAGGAAACCCTTCACCAATAGGACAGTTAGCAGTAAGCAACAGTCCATTTTATAACTGGTTAAAAGAAAGAAGTTTAGATAAAGGAATATTATAATGAGTGGATTATTAGATCTATTTGAAAGATGGAAAATGGGAGAATTTAATACAGGTGAAACTGTAGGTTCTTCAGTAGATATGAGTAACAGAACTGTTAATAAAAGAGGTCAAACTGAAAGAAGTAATTTAAGTACTGCTGGAGGAGAACCTTCAGGTAATATTATTCCAAGAGTACATGTAGGACGTCAAAATATTGGACAAGTTTCACAAAAAAGTAATACTGCAATAACTCCTGAATCAAGTAATTTTCAAACTAGAATGACAGGTAAAGGTTCACAATTTAATGAAAATATTAGCAGAGCAGATAGATCGCAAAACCTTGCTAGAAAAAATCCTGATGTTGCTAGTGTTAGTAAATCAGGACAAGTTACATATAAACAAGACGCAAGTAAAACACCTAACTTAGCTAAAGATAATATGCCATCAGATCCTATTGTTATGGGTGGATCAGGTACACAACAAGGTGATATTAGTTTTATGCAAAAACTTGCTAACATGGCAAATGTAGACTTTGATAAAGCTATGGCATCTTGGAAAGATAAAGGTGGTTTTGAAGGACTTATGGCTAACCCTGCATTTACTATGGGATTAGCATTTATGCAGGCAGGAGCTGAAGGTAAAACTTTAGGTGCTGGTGCATTAGACAATACTTTAAAAGCAGCAGGAATATCACAGCATTACAAAAATATTATTGAAGCTAGAAAAATGGAACCTATCCAAGCAACTACTGCTGATATAGCAGAAGTTAAAGATATGTTAAAATCAATTAACATTGAAGAAGGTAACTGGTTAGAAAATTTAATTAGTGGTCCAGGAGCTGGAGCTAGATATGAAGCAGCTGTAGAAGAAATAGCTGTACAATTTCAAAAAGAAATTAGAGAAAAACAAAACGATCTTAAACGTCAAGGTAAATCTCAAATTATAAGAAGAACAGATCAGCTTAAAATTTTAGAAAGATTAGTTAATTCTAAAATAGTTAGAAAAAAAGAAAGTTTTTTAAGTAAACTTGGTATTACATCTGGAACTTTACAAAAAGATATACCTGGATTAGCAAGAGGTGGAACAGCTCAAGCTGGTAAAGCTTATGTTGTTGGAGAAGAAGGACCAGAAATTATAATACCTAAATCAGATGGTAATGTATTAACCAATGATGACTCACAAATTTATGCTATGCTATTAGCAGCTAACCCACAATTACAAAAGGTATCTAGACAAAGAGCTGAAAAAATTCTTAGAAATAGATTCCCTGAATACTTTGAAGGATAATAATGAAAACAATATTAAGATTTTTACCTGCTGGTAAACGTAGTACTCTAAAAGTTTTTAAAAAAAAACAAAGATTAGATATACCTAAAAGTAAAATACAAAAGTTACCTGCACAAAAAACTCCTAAAGTTAGTGCAGAAAGATTAACTGAAAAACAAATAGAGCTTAGATCTAAAGCATTAGGTGATAAATCACATAGAATGATAATAGGTAAAGATTCACCTACTA